GATCCGAACTCAAGAATCCGTCAGGCTAGAAGGAGATGGAAGTGTTAAAAAAACAAAAAATAAAAAAAGTAATGAAAGGTTTGCAGAAAGCATCTAAAACACATGCTGCTCAAGCTAAAACACTAAAAGGAGTTATCAATGGCGGATCCAAAAACAGGAACGGGAAAAAAGCCTAAAGGCACAGGCAGAAGACTGTACACTGATGAAAACCCGAGGGATACAGTCAAGATTAAATTTGCAACACCAGCAGATGCAAGAGCAACTGTTGCAAAAGTTAAACGTGTAAACAAACCGTTTGCACGTAAGATACAAATACTAACAGTGATGGAACAACGAGCTAAAGTTATGGGTAAAAACCAAGTTGTTAACATTGCAAAGAAAGGAAAGGAAGCAATAAGAAAAAATGAAAAGAGCAATACTTGAGGCACTTCGTGCAAGATACGATGCTGATATTTTAGAGGCAGATACCACTATTAATATTTATTTAAATAATAGTGTTGGAATTGGAGAACATCCTCAACACATAGAAGAAGTTAATAAGTTAGTAGAAAAAATAGCAACTGCTAAAGAAAAACTAATAATACTAGATGAGTTTGAACCAGCGAAAGGAAAAACATTATAATGGAAGATGGATTAGTAATTGTAGCAAAAATACAAAAGTTAATGAAAGATAATTTACAAAAAGTAGGTGACATTCTAATTAGTGGAGGTATTGACAACATGGAAAAATATCAGTATATGTTAGGGCAAGCTAGAACGTATCAATTAATGTTACAGGAACTCTCTAACCTGCTAGAAAACAAGGAGCAAAAAGATGAAAAAGGAACAGTTATCGACCTCAACACAAGAGGTACCAAAACATAAACCAGCTTTATTAGATAAAATAGAAGCTGAAAAAAAACCAGAAGTAGACTTATCAAAAAAAGAAGAATCTAAATTACCAGAACCTACTGGGTGGAGACTTTTAGTTTTACCTTTCAAGATGAAAGAAAAAACTAAAGGTGGACTTTACCTAGGGCAAGAAACATTAGAAAGACAACAAGTTGGATCTAATTGTGGTATGGTTTTAAAAATGGGTTCTCATTGTTACGATAAAGAAAGATATCCAGAGGGACCTTGGTGTAAAAAAGGCGATTGGATTATCTTTGCAAGATACGCTGGATCAAGAATACAGATCGATGGTGGGGAAGTAAGATTGCTAAATGACGATGAAGTATTAGCAACCATCGAAAACCCTGAAGATATATTTCATCAATATTAAACATAGAAGGAGAAAACTATGCCAGAAGAAGAAAAACAAAAACAAGAAGAAATGGTAGATATAGATACTTCAGGACCTGAAGTAGAAGTTCAACTACCTGAAGATAAACGAACCTATGAAAAAGAAAAAGATCATGGGACGGATATGTCTTACGAAAATGAAAGAGAAACAAAAGTAGAAGAAAACGAACCAAAGGAAGAAGTAAAAGTTGAAGAAAAAAAAGAAGAGAAAAAAGAAACAGAAGACAAGAAACAAGAATTAGAAGAATATAGTGAAGGTGTTCAAAAAAGAATTGCAAAGCTAACTAAGAAATGGAGAGAGGCTGAAAGACAAAAAGAAGCCGCTCTTGATTACGCTAAAGGTGTAAAAGCAGAACAAGAAAGTTTGAAAACTAAACTATCAACAATAGAACCTAATTATGTAAATGCAATGGAGGGCAGAGTTACATCTGGTCTACAAGCTGCTCAAGCAACATTATTAAAAGCTAGAGAGGCTGGAGATATTGCTGCTGAAGTTGAAGCACAAAAAATGATAGCTAGATTAGGTGTTGAAGAAGCAAGAGTTGCTAATTTAAAAAAACAAAGTGAAAATAAAGTTGAAGACAAAAAACCTACGACTTTAGATCAAGCTATAGCGGCTCCCTCATCGTCTCCACCAGATCCAAAAGCTGAGGCATGGGCTGAAAAGAACCCATGGTTTGGAACAGATAATGCTATGACCTACACTGCTTTTGATTTACATAAAAAACTAACCGAGGAAGAAGGGTTTGATGCTCAAACAGATGAATATTATGCTGAAATAGATAAACGTATGAGACTTGACTTCCCGCATAAATTTGGTACAAGTGAACCAACGGAAACGACTAAACCAACACAAACAGTAGCTTCAGCAAAGCGAAGTGTAAATACAAGTCGCAAAACAGTGAGACTCACGCCGTCTCAAGTAACAATTGCTAAAAAATTAGGTGTGCCACTAGAACTTTATGCGAAACAATTAAATATCACGAAGGAGAGATAAGCATATGACTGATAAAAAAATAAACTCCCGTGCGAGTCAAACAAAAGTTAAACAACAGAAAAAAGTTTGGACTCCACCATCATCTTTAGATGCACCACCTGCACCGGACGGTTTTAAACATAGGTGGATAAGAGCTGAATCGATGGGTTTTGATGACTCATCAAATATGTCAGCCAAGTTGAGATCAGGATTTGAATTAGTAAGATCTGATGAATATTCTGATGTAGACTATCCAACTGTTCAAGACGGTAAATACAAGGGGGTGATCGGAGTTGGCGGCCTTGTGCTGGCAAGGATACCAGATGAAATCGTTGAAGCGCGCAAAGAGTATTTTGAACAACAAACTCAAGACCGAAACGACGCGATTGATAATGATTTAATGAAGGAACAGCATCCAAGTATGCCGATCAATAATGATCGACAGACTCGTGTAACCTTCGGTGGTACCAAGAAAAGTTAATTTTTTAACAATTCTTAGCCAACGAATAAATTAAACCGTACTGGAGGCCCGCAAGGGTAGGTACATAAGGAGAAAAAAAATGGCTAATAAAGACGCGGCGTTCGGTTTTAAACCTACAAGACATCTTACAGGTGGAAAAATCAGAACAGAAGAGTACGCTATAGCAGCAAACCACGGAACATCAATTTTCAATGGTCAGGTGGTTGAAGCAGTAGCAGCGGGCGGTATAGAACAAGCAGCAGCTGGAGACACACAACAATTAGGTGTATTCGGTGGTTGTTTCTTTACTGATCCGTCAACGAGTAAACCAACATTTAAAGCTTTTTATCCAGCAAGCACAAACGCTTCGGATATTGTAGCTTCAGTGTTCGCGGATCCTTATATCGTGTATGAAGCACAGCACAATGGAACAGGAACAGCAGCGATGAACAACTCTGCTTTTGATTTTACTGGAACGAGTGGAAGCACTCTTTCTGGACAATCAACTTCAGAAATTGACACATCTAGTTCTGGAACATCTGGCGGTTTCAAACAAATCGGTATATCAAAAGATCCGGAAAATAGTGATACAGGTTCAGCAAATGCGAATGCATACGTTGTATTCAATACTGGTGAGCATGTATTTAAATTAACAACAGGCGTATAATAGAATAGGAGATTAAATTATGGCTATATCACGATCACAACTAGTTAAAGAACTAGAGCCAGGTTTGAATGCACTATTCGGCCTGGAATACCAAAACTATGCAGACGAGCATACTCAGATTTTCGATATCGAAAATTCTGATAGAGCTTTTGAAGAAGAAGTGATGTTATCTGGTTTCGCAAATGCTTCAGTTAAACCTGAAGGATCAAGTGTAAACTTTGATACAGCACAAGAAACTTTCACTGCTAGATACACACACGAGACACTTGCTTTAGCATTCTCAATTACTGAAGAAGCGATTGAGGATAACTTGTATGATAGACTTGCGTCTAGATATACAAAAGCATTAGCTAGATCTATGGCTAATTCTAAGCAAGTCAAAGCGGCTAACGTATTAAACAATGCGTTTAGTTCGTCTTTCACAGGTGGAGATGGTAAGGAGCTTTGCGCTACTGACCACCCAATTGTTGCTGGAACATTCAGAAATGAATTGTCAACTGCAGCTGACTTAAACGAAACNTCGTTAGAGCAGTCGTTAATTGACATNGCAGCACTTACTGATGAAAGAGGTCTAAAAATTGCAGCTAAAGGAGTTAAAATAATAATTCCTTCTGCTCTGCAATTTACTGCTGAAAGACTTATGAAGTCTCAAGGTAGAACAGCTACTGCAGATAATGATATCAACGCAGTTGGCAGCATGGGTATGATTCCACAGGGATACACTGTGAACCACTACCTAACTGACACAGATGCGTTTTTCATTAAGACTGATGTTCCTAATGGACTAAAAATGTTTGTTAGAGCACCAATCAAAACTGCAATGGAAGGTGACTTCGAAACTGGAAACGTAAGATACAAAGCTAGAGAGAGATATTCTTTTGGATTCTCAGACCCTAGAGGTATCTTCGGATCACCAGGAGCGTAATCTAAATAATTTTTGTGGCGGGACACAGTTCCGCCACAATCTAAGAAGAAAGTAATAATATGAAAAAATTCCTAATAAACATCTGGGCTTATGATTATCACGCAAAATTTGAAGTTTTGTCTGAAGATAATCCTAATTCTCTTGAACAATCTATCCTTGACAAACTAGGAGAAAAAGTTATAAATTGGGAATATCTCGGAAATTCATATGATGACCGAGTAAACAGAATAACCTATGAGGAGGTTATAAATGATACAAGACCTTTACAAACAAAAAAGGTCCTTGGAGTTGAAGTGGGAACAGGAGCATCTG